GAGTCTGTAGAGAGGTTAAGAGGAGAAGGTATCAGTCGGGTTACTGACGTAGATATACTGGATCTGCTTTCTGACGATCCCGATGCCGAGGATGCTGGAGCATTTGCTAGACGTTATATAGAGGATTGTTTGGGCTGTTCTTTAAGACTGCGAGCTGACTGGCAATTACAGCCGCTTTCTTTGATGGGGCCTATTGATGCTTTTCTCGATCAGCTCAATGCTACTCTTGACGGATTGGCTGCTAGAATTAATCCATTCGATACTCTAAAAGATATTTGTCAGGCGATGAACTTCTTTAGTAGTTGGTGTATACAGGACCTTATTATGCTCCTGATGTCACTTAAATTACTGTTGAAGAAGTATCTGAACAATACACTGAAGATTAAGCTAGACTGGACTACGATTATTGGTCCTATTCTAAATGCTATCGTTCAAGGACTCTCTACGTTGGTAGAGAATATCTTCAATATTGCTGCTGCTCCATTGGATTGTGCTCTGTCTGGAATGCGCACAGCTAATGCTTTAGAGAGAGAGTTGAGAGCCTTTCCGCACACTATTAAAGAAGACATTAGCGTTTTCAAGAGTCAGGTCAAAGATGGAACTAGCCTAGACTGGTTGATAAAAGACATTAGTTGGGATACTGAGTCTATCTCTGCTGGCAGCCTCAGTCCTACTCATGGAGCTAGCATTGGAGAGCTTGAGACGTCTCAGCGTACAAGTTCTCAGGATCGCCGTGAGGGTTCTACGCCTATTCTTTCTGGTTTCGTTCTTACTGAGAACATAGACTTGTCTGAGGCTCTTCGTGATCCTAATTTTCCACACTCTACTTTTCTAGAAAAGTTAATTATTCCAGTTGGTGAAGCTTTTAGGTGGTTGAAGGAGACTATGGAGAATATTCTCCGGGCGCTAGACTCTCTTAAGGATTTAGTGGGTGGAGGATTGTCGCTGAATATCAATAATCTGGGCGTGATGCTCTTCATTACGGATATGATTAGTTTTGTAATGATGATAATCAGAATGCTTCGGCTTAACCCTGATGTTACCGATTGGTGTACAATGCTAGAAGAGAATCCCGAGGTGCTTGAGCAGCAATTAAGGACTCGTTTTGGGGATCGACTGACTGTTGAGGCGCCTCCGGCTCTGCCTTCAGAACTTTTGATTAGGAATGGACCTGATGTAATTGGTCGAATTAGAACTTGTACTTCAAACAGAAGTAATTTAGACTCTCAGTTAATAGATCAGTGGATTTCAGATCTACAGAGTAAGGGAAGCTAATATGTTAGATGGCTTCGAAAAAGCTTTAGATAGGATCTTTGCGCCGAAGGATGCTCCAAGGAGCAAACCTCTAGACGTTTCTCCTAAGAAGAGGGTTCTAGACAAGACCATCCACTATACTAAGCATCATAGAGGTAATTGGTTTCGTCCTGAATATGACTTCAAGGAGATTCAGGTTGCGCAAGGCGTAGACACCTTCTTAGGAAAGGCAATACGTAAGAAAGTTGATCGCTTTATGCTTGCAGGTTACGAATGGGTCTGCAAGACAGATGAACCCTTACAGTATATTAAGCGTCGCCTGGGAGAGATGGAGATTGCAACCAACACTCCGTTTGACATCGTTTTAGAAAGAACAGTACATGATTTAACTCGTTTCAATAACTGTATGTGGGCCAAGGTTCGTGGCTCTGAGTTGAGTTCTGGTAAAGTCAGAACAGATATCAGTGGCGTACTGTTAGAACCAGTAGCTGGTTATTTCGTTATGCCGTTCGAGACCTTGGAGTTGAAGCATACGGTTGGTGGTGAGATCAAGAAGGTTCGGCAAAAACTTGAAGACGGGGAACGTAGAGAGTGGAAGCCGGTCGATATCATTCACTTTTATACAAATCGTCTTCCTGGTTTCTCTGTTGGTACTCCTGAGTTATGGGCAGCTTTAGATGATATAGCTTTACTCAGAAGAATCGAAGATAACGTTGAAGAGTTAATAGAAACGAATCTATTTCCTGTTTTCCATTACACAGTCGGAACTGATCAGTTTCCAGAGCGTTTTGCTCCTGACGGTTCTAAAGAAACAGACTTCGTAAAAAAGACAGTTGAGTACATGCCTGCTGGCGGTATATACGTTTCAGACCATCGTCATAAGATTGAGGCAGTTGGCTCTGAGTCTAAGGCTCTCCGTATTGAGGCTTACCTAGAGTATTTCAAGAAGCGTGTCTTTGCTGCAATTGGAGTCTCTCCCATTGACATGGGTGATGGTGGGGACTCCAACAGGAGTACGGCCAGCACGTTATCGAAGGGACTCATGATGGATGTTGAGTTCCTCCAGCATACGATGAAGATATTCCTTGATTTCTATGTGGTAAACGAACTCCTTTTGGAAGGAGGTTTTGATCCACTTGATCCAGAGCAGAAAGTCTCTATCAGGTTTGGTATTATCGATAAAGGCGAGCGTTTAGCTTTCGAGAATAATCAAATACAGTTGTTTGCTAATAAGGTTTTAACCCATACAGAAGTACGTAAGGCTCTTGGGTATGCTCCGATGACTGATGAAGATGAGGAGGATACGTATTATAAGAAATACGAAGAACCTCTTGCGCTTCTTAAGTCTATGGTACCTGGATCGGCGGCTGGAGAGACGCTTGCTGCGTCTCCTACCTCTGCAGTTACTCCGGAAGCCATTAATAAAGAGAAGACGTTTGCTAAGCAGCAAGCAGCGGCTGCTGCTAAGGCTAAATCTACTGGGAGACCTTCAAACTCAGCTTCTACGGGGAGTCGGAGAAGTAGTGCTTCTAAAGCACGGCCTTCGAATCAAAGCGGTACGAGGCCTGGTCCGAAACTAACTAGAGACGTTAACTTGACCTATGGCGACTGTACTATTATTATCAAGGTAGACTCTAAGATAGATTCTAGGGACATTCTACAGTGGACTGAGACGGTTCTGTCTCAGTATAAAGAGCTGCAATCCTACGGAATCTCACTTAATACTTTAGCAAATACATTGCTACCCAAATTAAATACTTCTAGAGGTTCTGATGAGTGACAATATTCTTTTGCATGACTTCATTAAGGTAAGCCATGACCCTGCTATACAAGTAGATGCTCAAGGCAAGGATCTTAAGAGCAGTAAGAGCTTGCTGATTACTTTTGATTTAAGCGCGGGCGGGAAGCGTATCAATAATCGTATCTATCAGCCAAAGAGTCAGGAAGCTGGGGTATCTTCGTGGACGCAGCCCTATCCAAAACCTATTCTCGTATATCATGATCAGGGAAAGGATCCTATTGGTCGTATAGTCGATATGAAGTGGGTTTCTTTAGAAAGAGAAGCTCTTGATCATTTAGGTAGTCCTGCTGCGCTTATTGATGTTAAGCGCGCTTTTGATTCTCGTAGTGCTAAAAATATTTACAAGACGATGAAGAAGTATGACCTCCTTGCTGACAAGAAGTGGCCTGGACTTTCTAAGCTTGTCGCTACAGCGAAGATCACTGATGCCGATGCACAAGAAAAGTTTATGAATCAATCTTATATGACTTTTAGTGCAGGCTCAGTAACCGACCAGCTTATCTGCATGGTGGATGGTTCTGAGTGGCACAAGGGCGAAATCTGTGAACATCGACCTGGTTCGATGGATGAAGAGGGTAACCTAGCGGTTTTCATGACTGGTATCTTTGAAGGTCAGGAGGCTTCTGTCGTTAATACTCCTGCTTATGATAATAGTATTGTTCGTCATATGCAGTTAGCTACTGCCGACTCCTTAGAGGAAGGGTGGAATACTCTTACTCTAACTGATGAAGCTTATTCCTGTACTGATTCGGTTGTGAGTTCGGGAGATGGAATGTTAAAACTAGAAGACTTACAAACACTTGATGTTGAAACACTTATTAAGGCTTACCGTGAGAACCTTCTTGGCCTCGACTTGATAGATGCACTTAATGGCACAACTCAAGTTGAGACAATGTGGCTTATTAGAATTCATGATGCGCTGCATCATGAATACGACTGGTCGCTACCTTACGATGAGAAAGAGCAGCCGATGCATTCGATCCCAACAGATATCTTTAAGCTTCATGGAGCTTTACATGATATTGCGATGGCGAAGGACTTTAGAGGTTCTTTGATTAATGGTCGAATGGACCATTTTGATAGCAAGGGAATGATGAGCGAAGAGTACAAACACAAGTCTATGGACTCACAGGAGGCTCCTGTTGTTCTTGAGGAGACTGTTGTCCAGGTAGAAGAGGTTCCGATAGTTGTCTCTACTGATGCAGAGACTGAAGTCATTACTCAAGTTGACACTGTAGTTGAGACAGAAGTGAAGACTGATGCTGTTTCGTTCTTTAGTTCGTTAAATGCGATGTTCTTAGCAATGGGTGGGACTCCTTGGACTGATGGAGTTGATTCAGGAGTTTGTTGCGCCGAGAAGTCTTTCTGTCTTGTTACTGACGAAGACGTTGTAATCACCCGTAGTCTAATCGACTCTATTAAGCTTGGAGACGCTGTGAAAGAGCAGTTATCTGCTGTAGTAGATGCAATTGTCGAGAAGTTTCAGCCTGAAGTTGAAGTCGACTGGTATTTACTCGATCTAGCTCTAGAGGCATTAGTGCCAGAAGATGCCAAACTTTCTACCGAGAAGCGGGAGAATTTAGAGGGTTCCGCTTTCTGTGGACCGGAAAGAAGTTTTCCGGTGCCTGATTGTGCTCACTATACGGCAGCAAAGAAACTTATAGGTCGTTATAAGGGGCCTGGCGATAAGGGTCGAATAATGGCTTGTATCGAGCGCAAGGGAAAGTCGATGAAATGTGACGGGGCAATGATGGAAAAGGATTCCGCTAAGCCCTGTTCATGTAAAGATAAACCTATTGTAAGTACGGAGGATTATGCTTTAGCGTTACAACGAGCAGAACAGCTTTCGGATAAACTTGCAGAAGTGCTTGGCTACTGTGTTACCATGAAAAAGGTAGAATTAAATATCAGTGATGATAGTCAGAAACTTGATTTACTGTTAGCTTGGTTTGATAATAGGGATGAAGAGAGTGTAGCTTCTACGGTTGTAGATACTACAGAATCTGCAAAGGAGCCTTTAGAGCACATAAAACCTGTAGAGAATCCTTCGGTCGATTCTTCGGAAGGCAAGCCAGTGGCGAGCCAACTTGACGGCTTCACGAAGGCAGTATTAGAATCATATCAATCTATTCTTGATACTGAAGGAAAAGCATCAGCAAATAGATATCTTCAAGTTAATAAAAGATACTTACCGCCAAGCTTAGATCTCAGTCAGTTACTTAATTAAGGAGTTTACAAATGACTATACGGCGCTTCGGTTCGAATTTGAATCTGCGCGAAGACATTCTAGATTCCGTCACTCCTAATGTACTTGTGCAGAAAGAGGTACGCGCTCCTGCTGGTGAATGGAAGCCAGCTGCGTGGCTCCCGATCGCCTTCACAAAGACAAATCAAGAGGCCGGAACAGATGCTTTTGTTATCTCTAAGGGAAAGGCCGTCGCCTTTGACCGTCAGGGACGTATTGTTCCTGCAGGTATGCGGCTTGCTCTTGGTGGTACTGGTACTTCGCTTACTTTGATCAACAGTGTTTGTCTTACCTACACTTCTACGGATGTTTCTTGGGGAGTTACAGATATAACGACAGGTGAGCGTGTTACAGCGGCTGTCACCTATACGATTAATGACGTAGCCGATGCTCTCTTAGAGCGTGGACTTGTTCTTGATCAAGAAGTTTCGACTGTTCCTCCTGATACACTTGCTCGTTGTCAGGAAGTTATCGATGCTTGGATTAGTCGTCCAATCGGTTTCTCTCATGATGATGTCTATGTATGGTCGGGACGTCCTGAGGATGGTGATCAGTTCTACACCAACTATAGCAAGCAGCATCTGATTTCCTTCTGGACGGAAGGTCAGCTAAAGGTGCCTCATGCTACTGCTGGTTCGACGGTAGATACGTTTGATGCTGGCGCTCTGGTTACGGAGGCCTATGCTGCTGGAGAGTCGGTTGGCCCAGGCGAGTTCTGGAATGCAACAAACGTTTCTCAGTTGGCACGTTATAGTGGAATTCTTACTGCTGCTTCTCCGGTTGTAGCTCTTGGTTTCTCCGAGCAGGATGTTGCTCCCGAAACTGAACGTACTCCACTTTCTCACGACCACCTGACTATCGATATTCTGACTCGCAAGCGCTCTGGTCCCGATAAGATCACTACGGCTGGTGATTACTACTTAGACCATGAGGTCGGGGTTCTGTTCCTCCATAGTACGACTTGGGCCTCTCTGGCGGTTGATGCTGATACAGATGTTGCTGTGACTTTCTATAACTACGATACTGGTCTTGCAACAACTCAGCGTTATCCTCATTTCATGGGCGATGTTGTGAAGCCTGGCGATTTCGTTGCTGTAGATGAGCGAAGCAACTATATTGTGGCTTCTACAGCACAGATTTCGGCTGGCCAAGAAATCGTAGGTCGCGTTCTTGAACTTCAGAATGAGCCTCGCGGCCTTCTGGCTAGTGTGAAGACGGCATGGAATATTTCCGGTGCTGCGGCGGCGATGAAGATGCCTGGTTCGGCTACTCTGGGTTATTCGGATGCGATTACCCTCTCTGGCGAGACAGTGGCAGATGAACTTGTTGTGTTTAACTTTAGAGTTTAATGGAGACTACTATGAAACTAAGATTAACAGATGGTAGCGAAGTAGTTCTCCCTGATTCCAAGCGGGAAGCCGGACAGTATTTGGCCGATCTCATCAGAAGTGGTGGGCGCGTTCCAGGTAAGAGCCAGAATCTTGATTGGCAGACTTTCGTTGAGAGTGCGCTGAAGCCTCGTGATGCCGTAACGGCTAGTGAGATTCGTCCGTTCCTACAAGCTTCGATGGAGATAATCCTTCGTGAGCCTGTAGAGCCTCTCATGACTATCACTCCGCTCTTCACTCGTATTATGGCTAAGGGCCTTGATACTCGCATCCTCGTTGGTGCGATGGGTGCAGTGACGGCTGGTGATGTTCAGGAAGGTCAGACCTATCCAGAAGTGAATTTCCAGGTGGGTTCTGGTATGCAGGTTGCTCAGATTGGAAAGTCTGGTATTGCTGCCAGCTTTACTGATGAAGCTCTCCGCTACAGTACCTGGGATATCATGGCGATGAACCTAAACCTTATGCGTAAGGCTCTGATTCGTCATAAGGAGCAGAAGGCTGTTTCTTTCCTCAAGGAATTGGGAGTTGAGCTATTCAATAACGTGACGCCTGCGACTTCGGCATTCGGTGTATGCACCGGACGTGGCCTTGATATGGCTGCGAACGGTTCGCCTACGATGGATGACCTCTTCAAGGGTATGGCTTTTATGAATGAGGAAGGTTTCCCGGCGGATACTCTTCTTATCAACCCTCTATTCTTCTACCTATGGCTACAAGATCCTGTTCTTCGTAACATGATGCTAGCTCATGGTGGTGGAGCGTACTTCCAGAAGTGGGGCGGGCAGGCTGGTCCTCTTGATCCCTGGAGCAACGGCTCGATGGGCGCGCAGGGGCCAACTCGTGGTAACACGATCGTTCCTGGTGGAACTCCTTCGGGAGAGACGCCGACTGGTGTCGAGGGTCGTGAGCATGGCATGACTGCCACGCCTGCTATTCCCGGATACTTCCCATGGCCGTTCCAGATCCTTGTCTCTCCTCTAGTTCCTTACGATCCCGAGACTCAGCTTGGAGATATCTTCATGCTCAGTTCTGGTAACGTTGGGTTCCTCCTGGTGGATGAAGATCCCGTTCAGGTCGAGTGGCGTGACGAAGTCGATGAGACCGTAAAGGTCAAGATTCGTGAGCGTTATGCATTCGCGGTAGCGAATGAGGGTCAGGGCGTTGGCGTGATGAAGAATGTGAAGTTGGCCCGAAACTATTGGGACGGGACTGTGAAGGCCGCGACGCTAGACGTCGACGAAGAGATCGCAGCAGATGCCGACCTGTCGGCTGTGCTCTAATAGTCTCGATGTTGATATTCTAATCAGTCTTGATGTATGATAAGGGGCGCCTTCGGGCGCCCCTACTTATATCTGGAGATAAATGTCTAATGAAAAGAATAGAAGTTGCTATAGGACAACAGTTTGGAGACTGGACTGTTGTTGAGGAGATTGAACCTGAGGTTTGGTATGGTGTCAAAGGGTCTAAGTTTATTCGTAAAGCATTGTGTAGGTGCAGTTGTGGTTTCTTGTTTGAAGTTCGTTTATGTGAGTTGAGAAATGGCGCTTCAACATGTTGCTTATGCTGCTCTTACAGAAAGAGGGGACATCAAGACCTAGACTTTCTAGGAAAGAGATTCTCGAAACTAACTGTTCTTCGGCGTGCCGATAGGACAGAGAAGGGCAGTCAGCCTGGGTCTTATTGGTGTTGTCAGTGCGATTGTGGAAATACCAAGATAGTGCCTGCTAGCCACTTGCTATCTGACTATAATGTTAAGTCGTGTGGTTGTGCTCGCTATCAAACTGGGCTCGACTCTTTGCAGTGGGGAGGCTATAATGAAATCTCTGGCACCAGATTCGCTAATATCAAAAGAAATGCCACTAGAAGGTTGATAGAATTTGATTTGACAATTGAACAATTGTGGGACCTCTTTTTATTGCAAGAAAGGAAGTGCGCTTTGACGAATGCTGAACTCTACTTCGCTGTATCTCAAAAAACAGAGACATCAGCGACTGCATCTTTAGATCGCATTGATTCTACCAAGCCATATACTCTCGGCAATGTCCAGTGGGTTCACAAGGAAATTAATTTAATGAAAGGGCACTTATCAGAAGATAGTTTTCTAAACTGGTGTAAGTTAGTTGTTGCTCATTCAGCTAGCATTGTGGAGGAATAATGAGTTGGTTTGTTGAAAAACTGGATATCTATGAGATTCCTTCTGTATTCTCTAAGAAGGATCGTATAGAGAATCCTTACTTAAGTCAGGTTAAGGATGAAGAGTGGAAGAAAGTAATTATCGAGCCATCGCTTCGGAAAGAGGACACTATTAATGGCAGCTCCAACAGTTCTTCAGACGTATCCTGCTGATGCTGATACTGGAATTCCTATTGGAATTACTTTAGAAGTAGTTTTTGATAAAGGAATAGATATAACTACAGCTAAGGATGTAGTATTATTTGGTCGCGACTTCGATCTTACTTCTGGTCCCGATTCTGCTATGTGGATTGATGCAGATACAGGTAATAATCCCTATTTTCTTACTAGCCCCGGTTTTCAGGGAATAGTTGAATTACAAGCCGAGGTCGTCTATGTAGACCTAGATATTGGTTCTTCATATACTACATATACAGAAGTAGATGCTGGGACTATTACCTCTGAAGTAGACGAAGCAACATATGGAACTGCTGGTTGCGGTCATAAGCTGAAGTTAACTCCAGCAAATCAGCTTGCTGCTGATTTGCTCTATACCTGGCACGTTCTAGGAGACCCAGATACTGTTGGCAGAGGAATCTCTGCTAGGACGGTGTTTGATGTTGAACCAGATCCGGGTAATGCCAGTACCACTGGAGAACTAGTCAACTATGGGGGATATTCTGGAAGTTCCTCAGATACTGTAGTAGTCCAGATAACGACAAGTGGAAGTATTGGTACTGCTAAGTATAAATGGTATTACAATTCGTTAGGTTCTGGATCGGCTACTACTGGTAGGGTTACTAATAGACGCTTTAGGAAGTTAGAGAATGGTCTTCAGGTAAGGTTTACTGGTTCGGGTTTTGTTTCCGGGGATATCTATCGGTTCAATGTAGAGCCTGTAGAGCGGTTGGCTAGTAATTACAAAGTACGTTTTACGACTAATGATGGTAGTTATTCTACAGCTCCAGCTAGCCCGAGTACGCCAGCGACTTCCTCTCCTCCTGGAAGTGTGTTCCCCGCTGCTCCAGGTTCAAGTGCCTCGGCAGATGACTATTTGCTTATTGAGGGAATGAGTCCGGTTAATGGCTCTTACCATGTAGACCCTAATCTGAGAACTATCGTTGTTACCTTCAGTGAATCTGTTAAGTCGGATACAATTACTCAGTCAAGCGTACGGGTATGGAAGTATCCTGTATCTGGACGTTTTACTGATCAGCCTGAATTAGTTGAATTACAAAAAGTGCTTACCTTATCAGGCAGCACTCTTACAATTGAGATTTAGGAGTTAACATGGCATACGGTAGAAATTCTGTATTGTCTGGAGAGACTATAGATCTCAGAGTAGTATTTACAGATGATGCGGGGAACTTAGTAGATCCGGATGCGGGAGCAATTCCTGTTCCTCCTCCTACGTTACCTGCTCCTGTACTAATTCAGGTTTATATCTATGATGAATCTGTAGATACAGATGTTATTGAAGCTGAGATAGCTGCATCTACGTTCACTAGTGCTTTGGACGGTCCTTTTACACCCACCAGAATAGCAACTGGTTTCTACGAATATTCTTATACTGTTCCGACTAGTAGTGACGAAGGTCTTTGGCACGACGTTTGGGTCTCCCAAGTCGACGGAGTCGATAGTAATCAACTCTTTGAGTTTACTGTTGATGTAGGCGCTGACTTAACCATTCAGCAGTTGCTTAACAATGAACTAATACTTATTGAGTTAGCTGATTCAATTACTAATACAGCGGGAGATAAATCTCTAGCGAGTACGATAACGCTGTCTTTCATGACAGTGCTGAGTCCTTTCTATGCTTCTCCTGATCTAGTTAGGATGGAAGCTGGTCTTTGGTTAGACTTTGTTCCGGATTCTACTTTAGCGTTAATGATTCATTGGTCTAGTAAGGAGGTTGACTTTATTGCCAAGACTCCGACGAATTCAAGTGACTTCCAGTTTGCACGTACGAAGTTTGTAGTAGCCGATACAGTGCTGAGAGCGCTGACACTTCCAGGAGGCTCTAATGGGTTGGGGATAGGGTCTGGTGGGGTGGGCATTGGTGGCCGGAAGACCCTTGGCGATCTAACGATCGACAATAAAGACTCTAGATCTAATGTTGCTGTTATGAGTTCTGGGGTGGATGTTGAGACTATGAAGTACTATCGTACTCAAAGAGACGAATGGTGGAGGGTTGTAAATGCCGGAGGTACGATTGTTCCGGGACAAAGTTTTGAACCAAGCTATGCTATAAAGGGTAAATATAACCCTGATAGACGAAATGCTGGTCGTGCATGGATAAGCCCAGATGAGACGTATTACTTGCAGCCAGGTGTGAACACCAAGATTAGGGAAATCGGTCGGGATAGAGGCAGGTTTACTTTTGACCCATATAGAACCTATACTCGGGGGCGTTAATGCCTAATAGACCCTCTTTATTCGGAGCAAATAGTTCTAGAGACTTGTTTGCTGTTTCTGCTAGTGGCTCTTCTGTAGGTGCGACCTATGGAGAAGTGAAACTTAGAGAAGAGTTCGATGATCTTTTATTTGGTTTTACTTCTGGTATTCGTCATGGGCATCTAATCGTTGTGCGCAATATGCGAAGGGACAGTGAGGGAGAGCCAGTAGTCTGTACTTGCAAGCAGGAACTGTCTACTGATGCTGATCCTGATTGTGTATATTGCCAGGGTGAAGGTTTCCTTTGGGACGAATCATGGCATTGGACCTACAGTATGTATTCTGGTTCAGATACTGGCTTAGCTAATCGAGTAGTTCGTATGCCTTATGGGTTAATGAGGATCGACTATCGAGTTTTCTATGTTAGATTCGACACTGATATCAAGTATGGAGACAAAATCATAGAGATGAAACTTGATGATGAGGGGAGTCCGGTAGTACCATACATTAGAGAAAGTATTTATATGCCCCAGACGATACAGAAATATCGTTCAGATAACGGCCGAGTTGAATATATAGCTGTAGCCTGTCGAGAAGATAGTGCTATTAGATCGGATACCCCAGTATGAGTTCAGATTCTCTTATTCAAGAAACAATAGATCCTACTCTATTAGATACTACTAATAGGTGGAGTGTTGTTTTCGTGGATAACGCTGGACGATCGTTTACTAACGAGACGCCTATAGAGCTGAATAATCCTTTTAGTATCTTTGATCCAAATCACTTTCTTCCAGATAATGGGCTGATGGATATACAGAGGTTCTTCGTAGTAGCTTCTCAACTTATTAATTATGCTCAAGAGAGCGAAGGTACAGTTGAGAAGGAAAGGGTTCGGCTTGTAGAGTGGTATCCAGTAGATCACTTATATACTTATGGTGATGAGGTTATTACTTATCGGATATTGAGACGTATTCCAGCTAACATGGATACGAAGGCTCAAGGAAGGCCGCAGAGAAAGGCAAGGTTTTCGTACGACTTGCAAACTCCGGCACATCCGAATAAAGTGATTGTGGTGAATACAAGACCTATCGACCATAAGATAGAATTCTCTTGTTGGGCTCGTACTCCGTCGCTTGCCGATAGAAGAGCCCTTTGGTTAGAAAGACTTTTTATTACACACTCTTGGGCTTTTAAGGTTCAAGGTGTAGATCGATTCTTCTGGGAAGGAAGAGGAGCAGATACTACTTGGAAGCATGGCGAACATTCTCTTTATCAGAGACCATTAGAATTTATGGTTCGTTTGTTTGATATCGAAGTAGAAGCTCATTCAGTTCTCAGAGAGATGGGTATTACAATTTCAATTGATTAGGAGGTTTCCATGCCTTATGACAATATTCCACATGTCGGGGCAGCCTATAATGATGGTGGCCTAAGGGACATCACCTCAAGTGCACAACCTCGTATTCTGGCTATTGGTCCAGCTAGTAGTGGTATGACCTACGAACTGTGGAGAGTAAACAATATCCGGTCTGCTGAGGTTGAGTTTGGGGCGGCTACGCCTGTTTTAAAGTCATTGCATGAAGTTGCTGCTCAAGGAGCAGACAATCTTGCAGTGATGAGAATTGGTGGTCGTCAGGGCTCATTCGTAGTTACTGATAGCGCTGCGGCTACACTTACCATTGTTCCTGAATATAGGGACGATGAGATTATGGATCGTTATGCTCTTGCAATGGATGGTACTGGTACCGCAAATCGCATTGCTGTCTACGATCTAATTGATCAGTCTTGGGTTTATGATAGTGACGAGATTCTGGTTATTAATCAGGGTATTGTCGATGTTGCCGATACAGGTGTAGACCTCTTCTCGGTTGGATCGTTTACTCTGCCTGATACAATGACCTCTTTTGCTGATCAGGTCACCGGTGACTTTACGGTTGAGAACGTTGCTACGATTACGTCTGTAGTAGATACTGCTGGTACTGACGGGACTAGCATGAGTCTGGTAGAGCACTATGCTGCGCTCAATACTGCGTATCATGTTCTAGACTTCAAGGACGCCGATCTTGTTACTGCTCCGGGTGCGTATATTGATGCTGCAAACGTAGCCGATGGCGACTCACTTAATCTCTGGGCTGGGATGCCACTTGCTGGCACTTCTGATGCTCTTGGTTATGTGTGGCAGTACATCTACAGAGGTAAGATTTATACTTACTTTGTTGATAGCCTTACGTACTTCACTACTTTAGGTGCGGCTGTTCAGTCAAGTGTGACTCTTGCAATTTCGCTAACCTTAGAGGCAGTCAATGCTGGCGCCGGAGCGAATACGAAGTTTGACCTAGAAATTACGGTTGGCGGTGGAAACACTGCTGTTGTTACTGAAGCTGCCGGTGTCGTTAGCGTGGTGGTAGATGTCACTGCTGCTGTGACTACTACTCTAGTTGCCGCTGGATATATTAATACAGCATTAGCTGCTTTTGCTCTAAGTAATGGTCTGTCTGCAAATAGTGTTCTGATTGCTTCTGGGGCTGCGGATGTTATTGCTGGAATAGCTGGACCAACGCTTTCGGCGGCTGGAGCTGGCGGTAACGTTGTTACGCATACGATGCTGACTGGGGATACAACTCCGGCTGCAGTATCGACTAAGTTTGCAGCTGGTTCTGATGCCGAGCTTCGTGAGGTTAACTTTGCTCATCAGTTAGCCAGTTTCTGTAAACTCGCTTCAACGACTTGGAAGTCAATGATTGGAGCAGTAAGTTTTGCTTCTCCAACTAGTTGGAGTCGGTTAGATATTGCTGATTGGGCAGGTCAGCTTCCAGAGTTTACTTATGCTGGTTCTCAGCTTGTTATTGATGCGCCAGCCGATAACGGGGTTGGTGTACTTGGTAACAAGTTCTTAGCAGGGTTCTCAGATACTGCTGGTTATCGTAATGCTCAGATTACTGATCCTGGTTCTGCTAATGATTCGCTCGCATATGGTGGTTTAATTACCACTGTTGGCGCATCTCTGCCAAATGGGTCTGACTGGCCTTATGGTATTGATGATGATGATGAGGCAATCGATGGAGCCGGTGCTCCGGTTGATCTGGGTAAGCATTTGCTAGTTACTTACGATTGGCCAATTCATCGTAATTCATATAGTGGAGGTACTTCTTATAGAGGTTCTCTTGAGGCTTCTGTACTAGGCAGACTCGCTGTAATGCCAGTGAACGAAGAGCCAATTGGTTTCAATGGCGTTATGCTAAAGGTTACTTCTCCTCCGCGTATTCATAGTACACAGCTGGACGATCTAGCTGAAGTACGTGCTTTGGGTCTGCGCTTTGAAGAGGGTCTTGGCTATGTCATGGTTACTTCGAAGACTGCTGCTCATCCATCTAGTGACTATACTGAGGTGAGTACGATTCGTTGTGCTAACAGACTTCTTTCTGGTATCCGTGATATTGGCAAGAAGTATCTTGGTAAAGCTTTTACACCTGAGCGAGTTATTTCTCTTCAGGCGGCTTTAGATAGTTATCTGCTTGAGGAAGGTAAGGCTAAGATTCATCAGGGCGCTGGTGCAAAGATTACTTATACTCCTGCCGATCGTATAATTGGTAAGATTGATGTTCAATTGAGATTCGTGCCTCCGTTCTCAATTAGGTTAATTAACGTAACTCTGTCGCTCGCAGCTGACGAGACCGAACTCTAATAGGAGATAGGAATGCCTACAACTACGTCCCTTGAGCTAAGTAAGAAATTCGCCAGCTTCTCTGGTGTAGATATCCGAGTTGTTATCGAGGGTCAGACTCTCGGCTCGCTCCAGGCTATCTCTTACGCTGTACAGCGTGAGAAGGCGCCAATTTATGTAATGGGGCGAGTTGATCCTCTGTCCTTCTCTAGAGGTAAGCGCGGTGTTGCTGGAACAATTATCACGCTTATGCTAGACGAACACATTCTATTGCAGTCACCCTTTAAGGACATCAAGTTCGTTGCGGACAATGATGAGATTTATGCAATAGATGGAAACGTTCAGTCTGCAGGTTCAACTGCAGATCTAGAAGAGCTTGGTAACGTAGACTTCACTGCAGGAGATCTGAGCGATAACTACACCATTGCAGCGGCTTGGTATGTTGATCAGATTCCGCCATTTGATGCAGTTGTGGTTGCGGCCAATGAGTACGGCAATGCAGCTACAATGCGTATCTATGGTATTGAGATACTGAATGAGGGTAGTGGCTTTAGTATTGATGATATTGTTATCGAGAACCAGATGACGTACGTTTGTCGTACGATTCTACCCTGGCGTAAGCTTGGGTCCTGGGACTTTACGACAGGACTCTTCGATCCTGCAAGACAACAGAATCCTCTACCGTAATTTCAGGTTATAGCAGCTTGCTGTTATAATGAGGGGGCCAAGCCCCCTCATTTTGCTTCGAGGATCTAATATGTCTTTCAAAGATGTCACTAGGCAGTATAGATATTCATTTTCTGGTTCTGATGCTAAGGCCTGGATTTATTATCCAGGAGCCGAGGATATAGTCAAATCTCTTGAATCTCTCCATACAATTTCTGTCTCTATTCACGAGGCGAAAGGACAGGCAAGAGCACTGGGTTTTAAAGGCATCCGTGGCCTGTCTAGGGGGGTGAGGACCATAGGGGGGAGTATGATCTTCCTGGTAGTGGAGGACAATCCCTTGAGGGCTGCTATGGATGCTTTACAGGAGCTTTCGGCAAGACAAGTTTTTGATTGGCCAGGATGGTCTATAGATAGACACGAGGTAGGTACTGGTACTGCTATTGATAGTACCAATTTTAATAACCGAATGGCGACATTGCTACCGCCAATGAACATACTCATTCAGTATGTATCTGAAGGAGCTTATTGGTCGCATAGAACAGTTGCGCGTTCTGCAGAGAAGGATCCCGTTCCCGAAGGAGGAGAGGTTGTTTGGAAAGAGAACTTTAGTGTCTATGATATCGAAGGCGCTGCTGCATTGATTAGAAATGTTGAGTTTCTAGACGAAGGTATAGTAACGTCTATTAATGACGTAGCTACTGAAGTAACTTTTTCTTTCATTGCAACTGATTATAAACCTTTGTCTGCTCAAGTGTTTTCTAGTGGAGACAGAGCCTTCTTAAGAGCTACTGAAGACGAGCAGAAGGATTTGGCTCTTCGTGGTAAGCTGTTCTCTCAACGGGCTGCTTTGAGAGTTAGGGAAGAAAAGAATGCAATTGATACAGTTAGCAGGAACAGTACTATCTAGAGGAGAATTATATGGCGCGATTATCCTATGAGTACTTCTGTGGCGCAAACGTTGTCGTTGAAATCGAAGGTATGCCGATCTTAGAAGCAGCAGGTCTTTCTTGTAATATCTCTGAGTCTAAGAGGCCTATCTATGGTTATAGTAGTAGACACTTCGACGCTGTCGCTAGAGGGCAGGTAATCGTCCAAGGTTCTTTGGTAGTGAACTACGTGCACCAAGACTATTTGTTTAGAGCTATTGAATTAGGACTACAAGAGAGAGGACTGCTATCTAGTACAGAACTCTCTACGTTACCTGTATTAGATTCTGCTTCGAAAGAGTTTCTAGATCTTATGGAGGATGCTAAACAACGAGATGCGATGGCAACGGAGATGCTAAGCAATTATCCAGAAAGTGTTAGATTAGCTCAGGCATTTAAGGAGCGATACTGGAATCCTCCAATTAGCCAGGGAGGGTTACAGCCCCTTTTCCCTAATCCGCATGATTCTTTTGGTGGCCTTGACATTCAGATTACTTTTGGGGAAAGATCTGTCAGTAATCAGAACAAAGGTGTTACTGGTTTACTTATTGCCGATGCTTACATTACTGGCAGAGGACTGCCGATTAGAATAGACGAAGAAACAATAGTAGAGGAGTATCCGTTTTTTGCGAGGAATATCTATAGTGTTAGTCCTAAGTATTTTGAAGTTCAGTCACTGACTGAACCGGGTACTGATATTATTTTGGATAGTCCGTTCACTACGATACTTCCAGTTGGTTAAGGAGAGAAAATGAACTTAAAAGATAACTTAACATCCGAGTCAAAGTTAATGTTGGAGCCTGACGAGGAGGTAAGTTTAGATGATGCGCTTAATATGTTCTTACATGAGGGCTCGGAAGAAAAAGAAGAAGAGTCAGTATTAGATCAAGGGCAAGCAATTCGGGCAGAGATACTCTCTCTGTTTCTCGGCAGAGCAGATGCTCCTGAGCAAGGAACGATTGATGCTTGGAAGGCTAAGCATGATGGGGCCGTGTATGTCTTCGCAGCAGATGCAAGAAATGTTTTTGTTTATACGCATTTGACTGTTTCACAGTGGGAAAAAATACAACAGGTTCTGCAGCAGAAGTCTCAGGCTGCGCCCGAAGCGCAGCAAGCTATCGAAGCTTTTCTAAAGGAAAAGGTTCTCAGAGAGGTTATTCTTTGGCCAGAACTTTCAAAGACATTCTTTAAGACATGTCCTGCAGGACTTCCGAATACGCTGTATGAGCTTATTATGCTGCAATCATATTTCCTAAATCCTCAGCAAGCGATTTCATTAACTACGCAGCTCTAATGGTTGATCTTTCGACTCTATTGAAGAGCAGTGCAATCTTTAAGACTGTATTCCCCAATGGGAATACAGTTGAGTGGAGATTGCTAACTCTAAAAGAGTATCGAATCTTTAGTGGATTGCGTTCTTTAGAAACGTTATCTGAAGAGTATATTGCATTTAGTGTATTCAAACACTGTTATCAGGGAAGTTTTGATTTACTTAATAAAAGAATGCCTGCTGGTATTCCTATTACTATAGGTAGGTTGATTCTGTATCTTTCTGGAGATTGTGAAAAAGAAACAATTAAGAGTGACATCACGATAGCTAGGGCAATGTATCAGGGGGCAGCAGTAAACGAACACATGAAACGTGTTGTCTTTACTGCGTTCCCTGTATATAAAATTGAAGATGCTGATTCTTGGACTCGACAGGAATTGCTGGAGAAGTTTGCTATTTCTGAAGTTCTGCTAATTGAAAGAGGTATTGTCGAGAAGCCTTTTGATGTCGATAGTATTACTTTTGGAGGAGAGCAAGTCCAAGAGGATTCTATTGTTCCGATAAATTTCGAAACTGATTCCCAAGCTCTTACAAAGGAATTGGGCCCGTGGGCTCAGAGTGATATTATAGAAGAAGAAGTGAACCAGAAGAAGAGAGTCCTTAGCAAGAAGCAAAGTGCTCAATTAGATAAAATCCGTAGAGGTTAACTATGGCTGATCAACCATACGGTAGTACAGTATGGACGAGTCAAGATAGACCTCCGGAAAGAGACTGGAAGGCTCAAGGAGTTGCTTTAGGCGCTGCTGTGGGTGCTGGGGTTGTCGGTGCTCGCTGGGCGACGACTCCTGGTGCTTCAGGTGCCAGACCCCTTGATACAATGCTCAGGGTGGCTAGGACGGCAGGTAACCTGGCTCCGTTTCAGATACTTAATACTTTCCGAGCACCAGAGATACTCAGCCCCTATGCCTCTCCGCTTTACCAACAACTGGAAGCGGTAGGAGACGTATTTGAGGGTTCTATTGGCGCTGAGTATCTGAAGGAAGCAGATACATTTGAGTACCTTCGGAAGCTTACCGGTTTAGATACTGCTGAATTAGCTAAACGGGGAATAACTCCAGGGTTGGTTGGAGCTTCTGATGAGGTTGCTAGTCGTCTTGTATTCCAGAGAACAGCTAAAAGTGCTACTGGAAGTTTGTTTACTGAAGTAAATGGTAAAAGGCATTTATTAAATGACAAGGTGATGTTGCAGCAGTTCACTGGTGAGAACCTAGACTATGCAGCAATAATCGATAAGAAGTCTTCTATTAATAGAGGAGTCCATGCAACTCTGCAAGCTATGGGTTTCATGGAAGAGGGGAACGATCCCAAGAGTTTATTTAAGTTTGCGGGGAAGAGACCTGAGGGAGTTGCTAAGAGACCGGGTTTCATTCCTGTACCAGCCCTAAGAGCCGGTTTTGGTTCGGTAGATGAATTCTTGCAGGGCTCGACTCTTGCTAGAGCATTACCAGCGTTCTCAATGGAGCGCTTTAATAGGCTCCTGGGAGGGTTTTCCGATCAGGTACTAGGAAAGACTACGGGTGGTATGCTCAAGCGCCTAGGGCTAGGTTTAAATGTCACTAGTGGGCCTGCTTCATCTATGTTCTTCCGTTTTGGTGGAAAGGCTGCGCTAGTTGGCGGAGCAATTATAGGAGGTTCTCAAGTAGATTGGGTTCGACGGCAGTTTGGAGATACAGGGCAACTCGCTGCTTCTGGAGTTTTCGCAGCGGGTGCTTCTTATCTAACTCACAAAGCTGGGCTTGGTGGACGTGCTTCGCTGTTCGCTGGGGTTGCTAGTTTCTTTGGGCAGATGGTTTTGCCTGGTTTCGATCAAGGAGTAGTCCCAGGGTTAGCTACGGTTTATACAAGATCCCAGGAATTGCGTGGAGCTGCGGTAAATCCTTTTAATTACTATAGAAGGACTGGAGAGGGTTTTCTACCAGGTATTAGTTCTTGGCAAACAGGTGCCTTACTTGGAGTTGGAGTTCTTACTGCTGCTTACGGAAAGATGTCTCGAACTCAAGGGGGTATGCCCTATCCCAGTCTAATGTCAGGAAGGGGAATTCCCCAAGCTATTATGGATAGATGGGGAGGTGAGTTAAGTCAATATGGGTTAGCTCCTCAGTCTCTTGGAAGTGTTCTCAAGCAGCCGTTAGACACAAGGGAGATATTCTGGCAGAAGATGCTTGTTCATAAAGAGGCTAAGCAACGCATCCCAGCTAGTGTTCTTAAGCAATTACAGCAAGAGTATATTCAGGGTGGAAGGTATACTACTGGAAGCATTCGAAGAAGATTGATGAGTCAGTATTCTAAGGTATTTGGTGCTGATGAGTTAGCTACGCATATGAATGGTTTATGGTCTGCGTCTGAAAAGATGTTTGATGACCTACAACCTCGTAATGCAATCAATAAGT